GAATTGCTTCGACCTGAAATAGAGAAAGAAGAAATGCTAATGTCCTCTACCATAGCAGATATGGTAGAAAGTGCAGAGGTAGGTTTAGCGAAGAAACTAGGAGCTGATATTATTATTGACGACCTAGAGAAAGCTAGACGAAATTTAGATAGAGCAGAAAATAAAGCTCGAACTTTTTTTAAACGAACTTCGCAGAAAAGAGTTTCGTGGAAGAAGAGTATAAATGAATATGACTGGGAAAGGAATGATAGAATTACACCAGAGAAATGTGAAAAACAAATCAGAACTTGGGCTGAAAAACTTGCTGAAAAAGAAGCAGAGAAATTACCTATTGGTAAAAGAATTGCATACTTAAAAGCATTACAAACCAAAGCAGATGACTCTGTAATGGAAGCTCATGTTAGCTCTGATTTAAGAGATATGTTAGGACAAATCTTACAACCTGCTGGATTGAGTTGGGATAGGGAACTCCCTGCTATTGCTCCACCAAGTGTAGATAGACCTGACGATTAAGAGTTTTAATTGCAATAGGCGAAAAGCATGGATATACCTTGCCACCATGTTGAGCAATTAAAAATGGCTTGGGTAGTGCCAATGCAAATATGCGAAGCGATAGCTTTAAAACTACCCACTATACGATTGGTTCGGAGTCCCAAGTCGTTAATTAGGAACTCTAGGTTTTTGTATGTTTTCCCTCACATAAAACATACTACTTTAACCCATTAACAAAGGAGAAAGATATGGGACTAGATCAAGCTATGTTTAGCTCTTCAGGAGAAAAAGAATACGACTGGAGAAAACACGCCAGACTTCAAGTTTTTATGGCAAGAAAATGGCAAGAAAAAAATCCTAACAAAGAGCCAGAGGGAGCATTTGATTTAGGATTTAATGCAGGGGACGAGCCACTTGTATTAAAGAAAGCTGACCTTGACGAATGGCAAGAGGAAATCAAAAATAAATATTGGAATTCTTTTGCTACTGATGGATTTTACTGGGGACAACAGTTTCAAGAAGAATCGGTTAAGGAATATAAAAAGCAAGACCAAGAGGCAGTTGATTGGGCTAGAACCCAATTAGAGCAAGGTCATAAAATAACTTACGAGTGTAGTTGGTAATGAGTAGGGGGAATTATTCCCCCTATTTTTTTTAGAAAGGAAAAATTATGATTAAAAAATTATTTAATTTATTTAAAAAGAAAAAGAAAAGTTTAGTGTGGTTAAACATTGAGAACACACAACACTACGGAGTAATCGGGTGGTTAGCTAATGATAGAAAGACTGCTGTTAAAGGTGAAGATTACTTTAAAAGGGAGGGACAGGTGAAATGAGTGATGAATTTGATTGTAGTGTGCATAATTTTTATAATCACACAGTAGAAGAGTTAAGAGAAATGAAGAAAGATTTTTTAAAACAAACTGTCAATGAATTTGTATCAAGATGTGATAGTGCAATAGGTTTTAAAGAATCTACTGCTGATATAGAAAATTGTAAATCATTAAAGGAGTGGCTTAAAAAATGGCAAGGAGCAACAGATGATGATTTAGCTTATCAAATGGCAGAAGAATATTTTGAAGAGGAGGTAGCATGAATAAAATGCACAGAGTATTTCCAACACTTGATATGTTTATAGATGTTGATGCAAAGAATGATGATGACGCAATATCTGTTGTTAATAATGATGAAGAAGTATGGAAGATTATAGATGAGTGTTGTTCACAATTATCACAGCTTGGATATCAAGTAGGTGGTTGTGATCACATTTATGTAACAGATAGATTTAAGGAGGATGAAGATGACTAAAGAAGAATATTTTGAAGAGGAGGGCAACTAGCCCTCTTTTTTTTGTTCAATCTCTGGTATCTCTGTAAAGTCTGCATCTATTATATCCCCATATAATTTGCGAATATCTTTTAATCTTGACTGAACTTGCTCAAGATTCATTGTGTCGATAGAGTTTAGTGTATGTATGTTTTGTGTATGATTATAAAATCCTGCTGCTTGACCTCGATTCTTTTCTGCCTGAACAGAAGCTGACCAAGCCTTATCTTTCTGTGCTTCTCTAGATAAATCATCTAATCTTTTAACATGACGATCAAAAGTAACTGCAGTTTTGTGTTGCATTTCTTTTTTTAATTCATCTACATACCTAACAATTTCAGGGTGTTTTTGAATATTTAATAATTCAGAAGCAGTTGTTCTTGCTCTATCAACAGAATACCCAGCCCGTCTTGCAGCTTCGGTAGGAGTAATAGCTCCATCTTCTCTAACTAATTCATTAACAAATTTAAGTTGTTTTAGTGTAAGTTTAGTGCCCATACATTTAGTTTAGCTTAGTTTAACAAAAGTATATAGTTGTTTTAAAAGTAAAACACAAATATTTTTGTCGGTTACTTTTGTGATGAGGCAGGTAACTGTAAGTAACCGTATAAGTAACCTATATTATTGTTATATATCATAGAGTTACATACTAAAGTTACTTGGTTACTTCAATATGAAAGTTTTTATAAAAAATATTTAACTAATAACTTTTAAAACATCTTACTATTCTAAAAAAAACTTTGGATCTTCTGTTATTGGTTGCATAATTTTACGTAATACTTCAATCCCTTGTCCACGAATCGTGTTCCATTCATCTTTAGTATAGCTACGATTATATTTATTATTCCAAAATTTTACAGAAATAGTGGCACATTTAGGGCACTCATATATTTTTCGAACAGGGCTATTAGGCAAGTGAATGCTCATAGGCCTCCTTATGTTTAGTTCGTGCGAGATTTTAAGTTATTTTATAAGGAAAGTAAATAAAAAAGGGGGTATCAAACCCCCAATTTATTTTAAATTATTTATTGTGATGAATTTTCCAGTCTTTAAAACTCTCTGGATCAAGTAAAGGCCCATGATAAAAGGTTGTTGATCCGTGTGGCTCTGTCCATGTTTGAAAATAAAATTTTTCATCATCAAGTTCCCCTTGACTTTGACAAGTTTGACATTGCACAATACTTTTTTCTGCTTCAAACACCACCCGAGCATAGCCATTTCCCTTACAACGAGGGCAAATCACATATCCCTCGCTCTATTTTCCATATGCCTATAATATTCTTTCATGTTTTCAACTTGTTCTCTATACAATTTAGAATATTTTTCTCGTGCAAAAATATATCCAGCAGTTCCACTTAGAACAGCTACACATATAATGGCAAGCACGTGCCAAAAATGAAACATCATGCGTCCCCCTCTGTTTTACAAACAGCTAAATACTGTTCTTGAATATTACTCTTTCCTAGTTCCCATTGAACCTTAGACCAAATATCTAAATTCATTTTACCATGCTTGTCAACAAATTCTTGAGCCGTAAGAACTTCAGCATCTTCTTCCATCGACATTACCCATGCTTTTACTTTACCCATTACGTTCCTCCTTAAAATATTCTTTAGGAGTCATATCTATATCTCCATTTTTTCCATATTTTTTATTTAAATAATTGTGCTCATGCACTAAATATTCAATAGTTCTGCTAACAGATCTCATATCTTTTGCAGCAATCTTATGTAATCTATTCCAAGTATCTATTGATATTGTTACAGATTTAAATTTAGTTGTATCCATATTATTCCTCTTTCTGTATATGGTTATACTTTATTATATAAGCATATAAAAGATTAAGTCAACCATTCTTTAAAGTCTTCCCCTAATACTTTACTTGCAATGTTGATTTTATTGCGAAGGGCCTTGACTATTCGCTCATCAACTGTCTTCTCAGCAATGAGATCTATATAGGTAACATTATTCTTTTGTCCGATCCGGTGTGCACGGTCCTCTGATTGTATTCTTTTCTCCAAGTCATAGTTATTAGAATAATAAACCACTGTGCTTGCTGCCGTTAAGGTTAGTCCATACCCTGCAGTCTGTTGATTACCCACAAAAAATTGTAAGGAAGACTTAGGATCTTGAAACTTTAAAACAATATCTTGACGATCTTGGTCAGGTGTATCGCCGTAGTAGGTGGCTACTGTTTCTTTCCCATACTTCTTTGCTATGGTATCATAGATTGTTCGTATGTCCTGGCGATAGTTAGCCCAAATAATAATCTTACCATCTACCTCTTCTAAAATATCCATCAACTCGGTGATACGATTATTTTTAAATATTTTTGTTTCACCACTTTCCATAATCAAGTGACCACAACTAATCTGATGAAGTCTAAGTAACTGTGTCATTACTGTGCTAGCAGTAAGCACTTCACCATTATCAAATAGTGCAAGGGCATACTCTTTCATTTCATTGTATGCTTTTCTTTGTTCAGGGGTAAGGTCCACTTGTCGTTTGGTATATATCTTTTCTGGTAAATCTAAACAGTCTGTCTTTAAGACACGATAAGAATGAGGATCAAGTAATCCTGATAACTCTTCTAAATTTTTATACCCTACTACCTTATTAAAAGTATGTGTACCTACATTCGTTTTTACTTGAACGGTGTATCTATTTTTAAAACTATAATAAGAAGCATGGCCCAAGATAGCAGGATCAAGAAACTCACACTGCGAAAATAAATCAATAGGATCTCTTGTAACCGGAGAGCCTGTTAGTATTCGCCTGTACTTTGCAAGTGTACTTAACTTGAGTGCATTCTTAGTTCTAATAGCTTTAGGATTTTTTATTGTGGTGCTCTCATCAATGGCTACCATTGCTCGGTGTCCATTAAGAAATCGTTCAGCGAACCGTGATCCCTTAGTCGTATGCAATGCTTCTATATTCATTAGGAATATATCAAGGGTCAAGTCCTTTGGATCTTTAAGAATACTATCAAGTAATTCTTTTTCAATCTTATTAGGTGTAGGTGTCCAAGCTACAGTAAAGTCTTCAATATGATTTGGTAAATGTGTAGGTATCTCCTGGCGCTGCCAGTTACGATACACTCCCTTTGGTGCAAGTATTAATACACCATTAATTTTTCCCTTATCATATAACATGGACATATTATCGATAAGAACTTTTGATTTTCCTGTGCCCATTTCCATAAAATAAGCATAGTTTTCCTGCGACCATGACTTTTTTAGTGCAGTAATTTGATGTGCATAAGGCACAGTTTTAAATGGATAATCCATATATTCTCCTATTCTGTTAATAATTCTTTCTAAATTTTTATTTAACACTTGCACTTTTAAAAATCAATAACTATATGTAAATGAAGAAAGCTTATGACAGTATTTGTAGTACAAGAAAAAATTGGTGTGGATATAACAGATGCTTTGCGCTTTGGAGAATTTCAAAACCTTCTTCCTCGTAAAGATCAACTGATGATAAGTTCACAACCTGTAGTACATTCACTGAAGAAAAAATTAAAAGATTTTTCTGATGAAGATTATATCTTGTGTCTAGGTGATCCATCTATTATAGCAACTGTCGCAGTGGTTGCGGCAACCATGAACCGTAATAGATTTAAAATGCTAAAGTGGGATCGTAAACTAAGTAAGTATTATCCTGTGGAGGTTGATATAAATTAAAACGTTAATAGGAGAAAGATATGACGTCGTTGTTTGAAGATTCGAAGAAAGCCATCCAAGAACTAGAGGGTTCAGGAGATGATAGATTAAAAGCTGTTGGTACTTTTTGTGATCAGTTAGAAACTGTTCGTAAAAAAATATCTGACAGAAAAGCAGAAC